ATACGTCACCCGTGACCGCAACGACAACACATCAGGAACATCCTGCAACGAATCCCCATCAGGCCCACCAGAAGACTCATCCCCAAGATCACCCCACAACACCACATACGGGTAAGTCGGTGAAGCTGGCACGTTCCCGCGGTACACCGTAAGACCCGCAGGCATCAAAGCCTTCACAGCGTCATAGTGTTCCCGGATCACAACAGACCCTCCGTCGCACGAAACGCCCACTCGTAAAAGTTCGGCGCTTCCTCGAGCATCGCGTCCTCCGGGTTCCGAACCGTCCCACCACCAGGACGAGACGAACCGAAATACGCGATACCAGCCAACGACGCCGAACCTGCACCGGACGGGCCAACCTCAGCCTCAATCACGCCATCGCCGCCGAACCCGTGAACCTTGATGTCATAACTGATCGTCCGGGCAAGCTGCTTGAAGTGCCGTGACGCTTGAGCGTCCTTACGCATGATGTTCTTCGTGTTCAGCGCAGACTTAGCAACCACGCCGCGCATCTTCGGGACCATCGCAGCCGGAATAGCACGAAACGCCGCTGCCAGGTTGTCGAGGTCACCAGTGTCCGCGCTCACGTTATCTCCTTCACCGGGATCCGTGCCGCAGTGTCGAAACTATCCGGCGTGAAACCCTCCACCCGGTACTTACGCCCGACCCCAAAAGGGTTCAACACGGAAGCCGTTATGGTGATGACATCGTTGTTGCGAACATCAGCCACCCCCGCAGGGATGTGAACCTGCCGCGAAACCACAATGAACACCGACTCACCAGCCTCCGGGGTGCTCGTCGCAGAATCCTTCGACTGCACCTTACACTTACCCGGATTGCCCGCCGCTATCTGCGCCGCAGTCGGGTAAATTCGAGTCGAAGTGTTCGTGACCGCCCCAGTCTCAGGGTCCGTGGTTGCCGTTCCTGGACGGTCAATCGTGCAAGTGTCGATCATTAGCGCCTCAGCCGCAAACCGTCCACGCTTCAGCGCATCAACCGCGCTCACGAGGAACCCAACCGAATCTCAAACGCCTTAGTGCCCGAAGTCTGCACGCCCAGCCATGACAACTCATCACCAGCGGGGTACAGCTCACCCGTAGACACAGACGAATCAATCGTCCCCGACTCCGTATAGTCATCAACCGAGACGTTGCGGATCCGGTAACCGTCAGGGTTCTTCAATACCCGACGAACCATCCGAACCACGACCAGGCGGACTAACGCCTCATCTAACGAATCCAGCGTCGGCACCAAAGCGCCCAGCAGTACAGCAGACTCAGCTATCAGGCCCTCAGCAGCCGTAACCTCAGCGTCGGTGAGGGGACGCCACCCCGCGGCAACATCATCCGGTGTCACAACAACAGCCATGACGCCCCCTCCCTAACTACTCAGGCTTTACAGCAACACCAGGCGCAACATCCGCGCCCGCTTCGATAAGGCCAAGCTCTTCAAGCCGAGCCACCTCATCATCAGAAACACCCTCCGGGACAGTCGCACCCCGGTACAGGTACTTCACCTTGCCGTCAGAACCCTTGACAATCGCAAGAGCACCAACGACCGTGTAGGACTTCTTAGAGTCCCTAGAATCCCTAGCAGCAGCCATCAGTGGACCTCCTAGATGCCGGTGATGCGGATGGCAGCGTTCGGTTCCGTGATGTACGGAACACAAACAGCACGAGCACGCAGCCGCCACTGGTCATTGTCGTCATCGCGCATCGACTTGGATTCGAGGATCCCGTCAACCTTGTCGTAGTTACCGCCAAGATCCTCAGTGGCGATACCGCCAAGCTGAGCGGAATCCAGAACCCAAGCCCCGGAAGCCGGCAGGTTCGGGGTCCGCATGATCCGCAGACCGGCGATCAGCTCAAAGTTGCCGGTGTAGACGGCGTTCGACTGGGTCTCGCGGGCAATCGCGTTGATAAGCACCTGATCGGAAGCCAACAGCGCCCAAGAAGCGTCGTTGATAATCAGAGTGTCAGCCTCATAGCCCTGGTTCAGCGCTGCGAGGGTCGCCTTGGCGGTCAGGATGTCACGGAGGATCTGAACACCAGACGCAGCAGACCACGCAGCCGCAGCAGCCTGAGTCTGAGTTACCTGAGAAGCGATAGCAGCCAGAGCAACAGTGTCCACGTTCTTAGCCGCGGTGTTGATGAGCTTCAGCAGCGCCTTGTCCACAGCGGACATCGCCTTACGCTTAGCAGCCTCATCAGTGACAAAGGTGTCCTGGCCCCACTTCACAACCTTGGCGAGCTGGGCAGTGCCATCACCAACAGTCGTGATCGGGTACTCGCCACCAGCCGAGACAGCCTCAACGGCTCGGTCAGTGTAAAGGCCCTCGTTCTGATCGAACGAGATAGCGCCACCCGAAACAGTCTCACGGCCAGTCAGGATCGACGTAGCAATGAGGCGCTGCTCAGCGAGGGTCCGCATACGGCGGGCCACAAGGGTGGGCGTGTTCAGGAACCGGGAAACGGTCAGGTAATCGCCGGCAATCGTCGGAGACGCCGGGGGAAATGCGTTAGGCATGGTCTATTCCTTCTCTCAGCGCTCGAACTTAACGCGGACCTTGTTGCCATTAGTGGCAGTGGTCAGAGCGACACCAACGATTGCGCGAGTGTTCGTCACATCCGCAGCAGTCGGCGTAGTGACCGCGGCAAGCGAGGAAACCTGACCCGAAGCGGCAGCGACAACAAGATCGCCAGCGGTCACAGTGCCCGAAGCGGTAAGCTCCTGGACGCCGCCGCTGTAAACGGTCAACGAATCACCGTTGACAGCATCGAACGCGGCAACGCCAACCCAGTTCAGCGCGTTAGCGCCAGCGGTAGCAACAGTGCCGTTACCCGAAACGGCGACAAGCACACCACCAGTAATAGTCGCGGAGGCCGTGGCAACAATCGCGTCACCAGGCGTCCTAATAGGCAGGTATTCAGCCATTGTTATTGGCCCTTTCCATAAATGGATTCAAAGAATTGGTCATCTTCCGAAAGCGCCGAAGTCCTGGCACCCTGCGAGGCGTCCGGGGCCGGCTTCTTCGGTTTGTTCAGATCAGCGAGGATTTCAGCGGCATCCGCCCGCAGTTCTTCCTCAGAGTCGCCCTGAAGGCGTCCCACCCACTTAGCCGGCAACCCCAGTTCAAGGGCGATGTCGGCACGGACCTTAGCGGAGCGCAGTTTTTCGAGTTCACGAGTGGCTTCCTCAGCATCACGCTTAGCCTTCTCAATCTCGGAAAGTTGCGCGTCCTCATGCGCTTTCTTTTCAAGGCGCAGCTTCTCAGCCTCTTTGTTCGCCTTGTTCAGCGCCGCCCGGATCCGCGCAAGTTCAGCGTCCTTATCGGTCTGCTGCTCAGTGCCCGTTTCCGTAGTCGCCTCATCCGTCGCGCCGGATTCAACGCCCTCATCAGCGGTTGTTTCGTCGGTGGTGTTGTCGTCAGCCATCACGGCCTCCTGATCTGATCGTTTCGTTGTTCCTCATCCATCCCGGACAGGAAACCTTGTTGCCCGCTGCGGAATGGTCACGCAGGGAAAATGCGCACGTGGCTGTATCGCGCCCGTAGCTACGACGCGCCCCGGCCTATGCTTACGAATCCGGGGAGTTTTATAGGTTCTGCCCGCAACCTTTCAATCTCGGTAAAGATGAAAAGGTTGCTTGAAGTTGTTCAGTAGCCGAGGATGTGTTTGCGGTACTCGCGTTCAACACGCGCCGCAACCTCCGGGGTCAAGCGGCCACCGGCAGGATTCCTGCCCTGCTTGACCGCCTCCCAATCCAGGCGAGCGGACTGCTCACGCTTCATGGCGGCAGTCATGCCATCCGACCGACTGGAGAACTGCTGCCCACGGATAACGCCGTTTGGGTTCTGACCACCGGGCAGGATGTACCCGTACCGTTCCAACTCCTTCAGAGTCGCCTCACGACTCAAACCTTTGGCATAAATCGCTTCAGGCGTGAGACGTGGACCATTACGCCCGAAATTCCCGCGCCGTGAAGTGCCCTCAGTCGTGATACCCCCCGGCTTCATCCCACGCCGCGAGTTCACAACCTGGAAGATGTCACCACCATCACGAATCGCCTGCGCGCCGGCCTTCGTATACGCCCTATCCTGTTCCTCAGGGGAAAGGCTCCTGAAGTACTCGTAAGGGTCATGGATAAGACCCTCAGACTCAGCAGCAGCCCTGGCTGTGGTCTGAACATGCACACAGTCACACTTAGGATGCCGATCAAATCCCGCATTCCACCGATAAAACCGGCCAGCAAGAATCGAACACCGCGAGCAAGACGGCGGGTTCAACATCCTCACATAACCCGTATTCCGCCGCGTAGCAGTATCAACACCAGCCGCGCCGCGACCAGCATCCGCAACCTGAGTGCGGGTGAGTGTTGTGAGGAACTTCCCGCCCTGCTTCAACGCCTGCTGAGGCTTCATCCCACCAGCAATAAGCGCTTTCACATGCGGAACAGGCCCATACAACAAGCCCTCCAACGAACGCCCATCAGACGCCACACCAGCAAACGCAGACGGATCCACGAAATGCTGCGGGGCCTCATACAAGCCCTGACCCGCGAGAGTCTGAGCGCCGTACGACGCCCCGGCAGCAGCCGCCTTAGTCTGAACCCCGGTAAGAACAGGAACCAGCAACGGAACCTGCGCCGCCCACGAACCAGACAAATCAGACAGCGAAACCTCAGACCACAACTCCGCCGCCGCCAAAACCACAAGCGCCTGCAACCGCTGCATCGCCTTGTAATGCTTCACAGCGGCATCCGGAACCATCGCGGTTACTCCCCGTTCACGGCCCTAGTCAAATTCTCAATATCAGGATTCGACTTCGCACGAGCATCCATCTCCAACATGCGCTTACGCTGCTCGGACGAGTAGCCCAAGTCCTCGCGAGCCTGCTCAACCGGGATAATGCCCGCCTGGACCTTCTTCACAACAGCATCAGCCTGTTGAGCAACAGTCGGAGTCGAAGGATCCCGCCAAACCGTCTCCAAACCAAGCGCTTCCTTATCCCAATCGCCCTTCTGGAACCTCAGGACAAGCCGCTGAACGTCCTCCCACGCCCCGCCAAGGTACGTGTGCTTACGCTCAACACGCTTCACCAACTGAGTCTCAGAAGACCGGATAGCATCAGCCGAAGTGGGATTGTCACCAACGAAACTCAGATAATGCGGAGGCAAAGCGAGCATCTGCGAAGCGATCTGAGCCAACATCTTGATCGTGTTATGGAACACCGCAAGATCAGACTCCTGGAACTGCCCAAACTTAGTTTCTTGGTTCTCAGAAGCCCACAAACGCCCAGCATCCCGCGACCAAACGTTGA